TAACTGGCGCGGTTTTAACGCACTCACGCCTTGCGTTGGAAAAATTATTTTTTCTTAGTTACGTTTCTCTTTAACGAACCATCACCATTGCGTGGGAACGAACTGTTCGCACTCTTACTTTTAATTCTCATATTGCTTGGTGTGTTTGAACCACCCTTACTTAGAGGCACGATATGATCTACATCTTTACCATCACCCTTTGATACTTTACCAGCTTTAATCATCATTCGTCTAGCTTTATTTCTAGCTACACGCTTTTTAATTTGATCAGGCTGTGCCTTGTATTCGTTTTCTTTTTGATAATCTCTTGCCATTATTTTCCCCAATGTGAACATGATTGAACAGGGCAGAACTTCCTACATGCAAAGTTTGGGACTGCATTGAAAACCCCTGTCTGATGGGCAGTGTCTATCCTATGTGTTATTTTACCCCATTCTGCAAACATTTCATCTAATTTGTCAATTGTATAGTCTTCTTTTAATATCTCTTTACTTACTAGAAAAACCAATCCAGACTTGACTTTTAACATATCTGGGAAGTGTTTAAATATAGCTACACTAAACAAGGATAGCTGTCTAGTATCTGCATACTGACTAGACTTGCCTGTTTTATAATCGATCAAGGTAGCTAACTTAGTTTCAGGGTTGATAACTAGTAAGTCCACAACACCACGCCACCAAACATCTTTAGCAAAGAAGTCACAAGGTTCTAAGTCTTTGGTTAAACCTAACTTATACTCACAATACTTATCCCCTGGAATTGCTATTAACTTGTCAAGGGTTGGCTGAAACATATCAAACTTAGTAGGCAGCGGAGTTGCGTTCTTAACGTATAACTCACAAGCTTTGTGAACTTCGTTACCATAAAGAAAATGTTCTGTATTCGGGTCTTGCTTAATATCTTTTGCTACATACAGGTGATAGTATTGCTTAGGACATTTCTCAAATGTTGTAGCACTTGAGTAAGACCACGTTTTAAACTCAGCCAATTGGGGTTCTCCTTGCTATCTCTTTAGCAATTTTTGCTTTATGTTTACCTTCTTCAGCTTTATCTAATAACTCATACAGCTTTTTTATAGACAAGGCTTTTAATCTATCTTTACCTGTTCTTGTTTTAAACGGATCAGCATGCCGTCTACTTTTGTGAATTTGTTGTGTCGCCATGATCTACCTTTTGGACTTCGCCTGTTGATTTATTAAGTTCATACTCGGGTAAAACTTCTTTCTTTTTCTTACCAAAAATCAAATCCCAATTCTTTTCAAACTGTTCATTGTTTGGTTTAGATTGTAACCAATCTCCTGTTACATCATTACGTGCAGTCTTTTTCATTACCACACCCATGATACGAAGCTATCTCGTATCCCTTTTGTCACTGGATTAACTTTATGCGGATACAAAAAGTTAGACGGGAATATTAATACGTCCCCTTGTTTCACTTTAATTTCCATGTCGTCAAACATAATAAATTCTCCGCCTTCATAATCATCATTAAGAAACCCTACAATAGATAATGTCGGTATGCCTTTCATTTTACCATCAAACATATCATGTATGTGATCACAATGCTTAGCCATGGTCTTACCTTCTCTATAACGATTAAATCTTATATGAGTAAAGCCTTGCCACCCATTAAAGTAATCATTCTTAAAGTCAGTGAGTATGTATTGACTAATAGCTTCCCATACTTTTTGTGTGAGTTTATCACGTGTAGCTATGTTATCCCATGATACATCAAGTTCTTGATCACCACTTTGAGTCACATACTTACCTTCTGCATTATAAAAGACATGTTGTTTCCATGTAGCTTCTTCTATTTCTTGTCTTATTTGGTTACATAACTCTTTGTCAAGCCAAGGATACACCTTGATATAGTCTGTTAGCTTATCCATTACTAAACTCTGTCAATGATTTATTATCGCCTAGAGTTCCTTTAATAAACGAATTAAATGCAAGGCTTACTCTTACATCATCTGCTATTACATCTTCTACATGATGAGTTAATGATGAAGGAAACATAACTATCCCGCCTGTTTTAACATTGAACCACCATGAGTCAGAGTTGTATATATCAAAGTTATCAGTAGCTAACTGTAATTGTTTATATCCTGATCTATGAAATGTAATCTTATCCTTGGTTGAGTCTGTAGCTATATAGAATACACCTGATATAAAACTGTTTGGATGCTCATGCTTGTGATGAAACTCGCCCTTCTTAGTCCAATTGAGCCATGACTGAGTGACAAATGCTTCGGCAGGATACTTAGGTTTATATACACGCTTAACATATTCATTAAGCTGTTCAGTAACAAACTTATTTAAGTCTGCCATCTCAGGTTCATTAAGTATATAGTTGTTGTTAGATGTTACATTACCTACATTACGATTGGTAGATGTTGAATGACTTTCTATATATGCAAGTTCTTCTTTAGTAAAGTCTCTTCCGATGCTATTAAACATAACAGGGGTAGGGAATAATAATTCAAAGTTTGGTTCGTTCATTACTTAGCATCCATATAGTTATCACCTACGCCTACCTCACAACCGAGTGGTAAGTCACTACACCATGTAGGCGCAGTGGTCATACATTGTTGAACGTAGGCTTTACATTCATCTACTTCTTCATCTTTACATAGCATGACTAACTCATCATGCACAGTCATAACGACAGGATATCTTTTCGCTACTTGAATTAACTGTTCTGCAATTATATCACGAGCCAACGATTGTATACAGCGTTGAAATGTTTTGGCAGGGTGAATATACTCAGGGATAATAGTTCTTCCCATCAGCTTATCATATGCCCATGACTCTCCACGTTCTGTTCTTAGTTTGCGTAAATTAGGTAATCCTAACATCATGCCATTAGGTTTCATCATGCCTTCATGTGGAACGCTTGTAATAATTCCACCATTACCCATGCTATATACTTGCCCTGCACGAACGGCTTCTAACATTTCTCCTGCGTCTGCCCATGCTTTAATTAATTCAGGATTAGCTTTTCTATACGCATTTACAATAAGTTTAACTTCTCTAATATCTTTCTCTACGCCACCTTGTTTTAGAATAGACTGCATTTTATCAGCACCTACTCCATAGATACCCGATAAGTTTACTACCTTAAAAATGTATCGTAAGTCTTTGTTAACTTCTTCATATTTAACACTTGTTATGTCTGAGGCTGACTGTATATATAAATCAACACCATCTTTAATTAACTGCATCTTTCTTTGTGATTTAGCAAACCAATAGGCTAACCTTAACTCAATATTACTTAAGTCGGATGCAACAATCTTATAACCTTTTGGGGCACAAATAGCTCGTCTTAGCTCTGATGTTCTTGGTAAGTTCTGTAAGTTAATACCATCAACACCACTCCATCGATGCGATACCACAGCACCCGCATACTTTAACGGAACGGGTAGCTTACCTCTGTTGGCTATTTGAATAAAGTTCTCTGTTCTTGTTTCCTCAATCGTCGACTTGTTCCCGATGCGAGCAGCCGCCAACGCTTGAACGTATGGATTATCATGCTCCAATAAAGCTTTAAATTGTTCATCTGTTTTAGCAAACGCATAAGTAGGTCTCCCTGTAGTTGAACTTATTTTCATAGGTGGGTTTACCCCTTGCTGCAAAAGTAACTCTGCAAACTTAGGGTTACTCATTAAAACTTCTTTACCCACAATAGTTCTATCTGTCCCTGCGGGTAGAGCGATAGCCTCTACACATACTGTAGCAAGTAGCTTTTCCTTAGCTTCTTTAACTTCGTGGAGATGTCGTATTAACAATCCTTTATTTAATTCTAATTTAGGTTCTGTAAACATACGGATAGTTAAATCGATAAGCTTCATCTCTGGTGCAGTAAACTTATCTTTTAACTCGGTGAATAATTCATAGGTTAGTTCTACGTCATTTATACAATAGCTACCATACTTTGCTAAATCGTTGTGTGTAAAATCTAATCGTCTCTTACCTAAAGCATCTAATACTTCTGTGCCTTTCTCACCTAACTGATATAGTTGTGATAGATTAGCTAGTGATACAGACTCAGTTAGCCCATGTAATATTTGAGCCATACTCATAGTATCGAATAGCCCTAAGGGGTGTATATCAAAATGCCATGATAGGATAGCCGCATCGAAACGCATGTTGTGTCCTAACACAAAGTGCTCATGCATATTATAAGAGTCTAGGAAAGCTTTTGTTTCTTCATGTGTGCCTGTAAACCATTTAGTCACACCCTTATCCTTAACAGCTACACCTATGACTTCAAACTTTTCATCACGTATATACTGCTCGGTAGTAAACTTCTTTAACCCATACTCTTTATCATAATAGGTTTCAAAGTCAATCGTTATTAGATTAGGCATTACTTACCCCTAACGCGGGCTTTGACCGCATGCTCATAGATAGCAGCGATGTCAATAACTTCCTCTGACTTTAATCCTTTAGGTCTAATTTTGATAACACCATGATGTATGGTGACGATTAGATTACGTTCACCACGATCAAAAGTCGTAGCTGATGTTTCCCTAGTAGTAGGGTTCGTTGATTTTGTAGCCATTACTCTCTCCTTTATTTGCGTCTATTGACGTGATAGTCCCAATCTTCGGCACAATCTTTATCGCACCAACGTCTTAGGTCATTAAGTTTCGTGCCACAATTTAAACAGTGACCCGTCCCTTGTAAATACTTAATACCATCCATTTCCTTACGGCGAATGGCGTCTTCTTTTTCTAATCTATCTTGCGTTTTATCTGCATCATCTGACATGTTTAAGCTTTTGTAATATCAATCTAATTATTAATAGGTCAATCACTAAAGAAAAATGATAGGGTGTATCATCTTCTAAGTATCTAAGTTCTAAGCCTACCATAACTCCTGATATTAACGCAAGCTGAAACACCCACATTATTTAGAATTCACAGATTGTTTTTCTACAAATGCTACTAACTCATTAACATACCATTGTGCTTTTTTCAAGTCCATAAGTGTTGACTCTTTTAATCCTGCCCTTGACAAATACTTAATTGCAGTTAAGCGTAAGTGTCCCGCAAACTCTTCGGGTGTTGACTTAGCTTCCATATAATCTATAGTCTCAATCCCACCATGTGTGTAGTGCGGTGGTTGATTGACCATATCTTTTACTTCTTTATATTTCTTTAATATATTTTTTAACATTGTCATGTCAAAGTCTCCAATCGTTGTTCTAAAGCTTCTAAATCATCTTCATTCACTACTAGTGCTATCCCATCATTATTTCGTATAGCTTCAAGGTTTCGTAGTTGTATCTCTGTAGGGCGGTTTTTGCCTGCCTTGCATTCTATACCTACAAATCTACCTCTTACACACGCAATAATATCAGGCACACCTAAACTTTGATATGGTCCTGCAACAGGAAAGAAGTAGTAAAGATGCCTAGCTTTCAACATCTTTACTACTTGTTGTTTAACCCACTTTTCTTTTACAGGTTCTTTTTTCATTTAGGCATCTCCATAACTTTTTGCATAGCATTAAGTCTCTTGGTATGAAACTCTTTATTCTTTTGCTCAAACAATCGGAAGTCCATCTTAGTGTTCATAAGAGCCTGTATGTTTTGCATAGTGGCTTTATATTCTAGATATACTTCATCAGTAGCATTATCAGAAAGCACATAGAATTGACCATCTCTGATACCTACATTTGTTACATACTTACCTACTTCTACAAGTTTAAGGATAGATATTTTCTCTTTATCCTCTTTTGTTATGTCAGGTGAGTCCTCATGCATCGCATGATATACTTTCATATAGTCTCCATGATTTGATTTACTCTTGCTAGTATTTCTTGTCTTGCACCTACACTATCTCGTAACTCGTCAGCAGTTACACCGACTAGAGATTGTTCTAACTCTTGTCTTGCTTTCTCTAATCGTGGGTCTTTTGTTACATTAAGCCTTGTCAGTAGATTTGTCAACTCTAACGCATTATCTACTAAACTATTTCTAAATATCTTTTTCTCATTACCACTTAATCTATCTATCATATGTTCTAGTGTGGTATGTAACCTAGACCATGCGTCTGACATAGCGGCTTCAACACGACCTTCATATGCTTTCTGATACTCTTGTTGCATCTCATTACGAATATCATCTGCAATATCTACTCGGAAGTCATTTGTTTCAGGCACAGGCATAATAGTATATCTCAAGTTAAACTTAGATGCAATCTTATCTGCGTCAGGATATTCTGCTCTATCAAACAACTTGCCTAACTTAAAAGCCATACCTTGAATGATGTTTGGGTATTGTTGTATAAATGTATTTATACGAGATTTAAACTCAGCTTCATATGCACCTAACTGCTGTTTGTAATCAAAGAAGTTAGTCATAGGTAACAATCTTGTGCCTGCATCTGACCAAGGTAGAGTTTGTCTGCTATGCCAATCACGAATTTCATTTGCTAACTTTGTGATAGCATCTAGTTGGTCTGAACCTGCAAGGATATGTTT